AGTACATTCTCATATTAGGTCGAATGTTTGCGTTATTACCAGAGTCTAACATGATTGGAGGAACGCCTAGCGCTTTTAGAATAATCTTCTCGTTTTCATGTATAGCTGCTTGAAAGTCTAACTCCCTAAAGTTAGTATTTGTAAAACTATCTATCTCTAATCCTCCATCCAGGATTAAAGGTCTTCTACCGCCTGAGTCTGGTCTGTAACGAAGAGACCAAGACTGTATCATTCTTTCTTTGATCTTCTCACTCAGAGTATTTGGGCTCTTAAGTACTAGACCAGGAACAGCTCCATTCTTAAAAAAGTTATCTTGAAACTGTCGCATATTTTGCATTAAAACCATAGTTCGAAGTGCTGGCTTTAATCTTGATATTCCTCTGTAAATAGAATAGAAAGAATTATCTTTTATATGAATTATCTCAGAGGTTTTGTAATCAACTTTCTCATTAAAAGTGAACTTATCAATATAAGTTGTACTACTTGTATGAATGTTCATTTTATTGGCGGGAAGATGGTAGAGGTGAACTCCGTCGTAATAAATAAAAATATTACCGTCGAGTAAGAAATCAGTGATAAGATTTCTTTTAAATGTGCTAATGTCTTGGAAAGGATTAGGCTCTTTATTTAAAAGAAGATTTACTCTTGATCTTTTTACGCCTTTTACGACACTCTGTAGTCCTGGTATCTGTGCTCCTACGGTTGTTTTAATCTCTGATGTATCATCTACAATAAGATTTACACCACGATTTACAATCTCTATGTCTTCGTATGCTTTCTCATATTTAAATGTAAACTCACGAGACGGTGTTGTGGCATGATCATAATATTGTTGTGCAGGATTTAGTTTTTCCTCCACCTCTGGCGTTCTTCCTAATATACGATCATACCATGCCATGTTTTTCTCTTTGAATCTCGACCCACCTTTCTTGCTTCTTTGCAGTTCCTAAGCCTGGGTCTCTTCCATACACCTTATGTAGTTTTAGATGATGTGCATGGCATAATGTAACTGTGTGTTCATACAACTCAGCCCAATGCTCTTGTATAAAATCTTCCCGAAAAGATAAAACATTTTCGGGAAGTAACTTATTCTTTTTTACATAATTATGAACTAACGGACTTAATGAATAAAAATGGTGAAAATCAAGTTCTGTTGGTTCTCCACAAATATAACACTCAGTGCCTTTTTCATATTTGTTTTTTGCTTTGTCTCTTATGTATTTTACGAGGTCTCTTTTTAGATCCATTTTCGAATACCAGAATTATAGCGAACATAAGGTATCATGTCAAACATTATTTTTGACATGGTATCTCTAAAAGCCGCTGTTTGATGTTTGGAATGAGTACAGTGCATACCGCAATGCATCTGCCATGTGTGACGCACGATTGTGCTTTGGCTTCTCTTTTAAAAGATTGGGATTAGGATCCCACTGGTATTGATCTAACGCTTGGAGTGTTTCTTTGCAATGTTGATCAATAAGTAAATTATCATTATCTACTATTCCTTCTACATGAGAGATTCCATCTAAGATAGATTTCTTTGCATTTACAGTAGTAATATCATAGTTCTGGGCAAAATCAAAACGAGTTTGCTGAGCTGCAGAATCAATATAAATATAGTCAATATCCCACTTGTCGATTAGAGCCTGTATTTCTGTTGCATGCTGCTCTGTAGTTCGCTCTGCATCTAAGTACTCATCAAGAAGGTAGTATTTGCCTTCATCCCAGGAGTACCCAATTACACAAAATGCAGTAGGATCTCTATAACCTACGTCTAACCCAGCAAAAACATCCATCTCAGAAATATCTATTTCGTCAAAGTTTCCGACACACTCTTCAAAATTAAAGTTCCAAACCTGACCCTCAAAAGTATTAAAGTCTGCTTCATACTCTTGTCGAAACTCAGCCTCGGACATACTTTTTCGAGCCTCCTTAATATCCGTTTCAGACATTCTAGGATTAGATTTATAACTCGCCTTAATAGAGACCCACTCCGGAAAATCATCCACAAATCCCCTATCAAAAAACTCTGCAAACCAGTTATTTCTTCCTCGTGGAGTAGATATAAAGATTGCTTTTGAGTTGTCTTTATCAAGTGTAGGGCGGAGTGCTACATTGAAAGCATCTCTCCCATCAGCAAGAGCTGCTTCGTCAAAGATAATTAGGTCGTAAGATCTACCAACGCATGAGTCCACTTGATTTACTGATCCCATGCGTATGGTAGATCCGTTTGATATTTCAATCACTTTATCCTTTGCGTTATCTCTAACTACTTCTAGATCAAAGTGTTTTATCAAAGTTCTTTGCAAATCAAAAGAGATTTGCGAGAGAGCATAGTTCGGAGACATAATCAAAATATTGGACGAAGGTACAAGCGAAACTAGTTGCCCTATAATATTGGCTATATATGTTTTTCCTTGCCTTCGTGAAATTGCCGCGCAGACGAATCTATATTTTGGATTATTTATAGCATTTATGATTGCTACTTGAGAAGGCAGGGGTGTGATTCCCAGTAAGTCCATATAGGGCTCTACTGGAAGCTTCAAAAACTTACCTTCCTGGCAGTAATCTGCTATATACTCTGCAAAGATATCTTTGCGGCTAATTTCTATTGACATTTAGTCTTGTCCCATGGATCTCGTTTTGCTGTATCGTCTACAGTACTCTAGCTCTGTTAAGTACTCTTCTGATTTAGGAGGCCGAATATTTTTCTTATATTCTTCTATGTATACTACTGGCTTATTTTTCTTTGACTTTTCCATAACTTTCCTATTAGAAGCTTAATTGCTACTGTTGTCGGTGCAAAGTATAACCAGGATGGTGTCCTGAAGACATATCCCCTGGTCTCCATTTCATCTTTAGTAGTTGTCGTACCAAAGATGTTATCAATGTAGACGTCCCCGAAGTTAAGAACAGCGTGCCCTCTATCAGGAGTATCTACATAACAAAATCTCATGTGTGCTTTATAAGTAATTAAATAATACCAAAACTTTAGCCAGCTTTTATCTACGTAATGGTATAAAACTGTAAGTGAAAAATCTTCACAGTCACCCCTATAAACAGGCCAGTCTTTTGCAAGAGGATCTGGCTTCATTATGTACCAAGCTTCTCTTTTTCTATACTGTCGCTGGTCTGATACATATTCAAAGTTTTCTTTTAAGTCTTCTGTTATTCTTTTTATTTTTTCGATTGCCATGCTGATGCTCCAAAAAATGCTGCAACTAAGCCAGCGATTGCTACAAAATACACACTTGCTATATCCCCTAATATAGCCGCTGCAGTATCTAATCTGACTAAAGAACAAATCACAATTAAAGATGGGTACAATAACATACCAAATAAAGCAAACCAAGCCATAGCTCTTTGTGCATCTGCCTTATCATGAGCTAACTTTAATTGTTGCAGCTCTTTACTTGTTTCCAACTCTTCATCAGTAACGATACCATCGCCGTCGGTATCATATGCTGCATACTCGGAATCTCTTTCTAAACGCTTATTCATCGTAGTACTGTCCATAAAAATCCGCCGCTAACAGTTAGTATTAAAACAACTATAGTAATTGCAAGAACCATTACTTCATCTTTAGTCTGTTTATTCTTTGCAACAGTAGCAGCTTTTGCTTTTGCTGCTCTTTTCTTTGCTGCTTGTATAGAAGTAATCTGTATTTTTTTCATTTCCTTATACATATCTCCGTTACCAGAGTAAATGAATAAGTCTTTTAGCTGCTTTTCATAGTCTGCAACTTGTTTCTTTGCCATAGAAATTTTCATGGCATCAGTAGTGCTAAGAACAAGTTTTCCTGTTCTTACTTTTTCTTCAACTTCTGCAAGACCGCTTGCAGCTTGTGTAACTCTTCCAAAAACTCTAGAGATGCTATCTACATTACTCTTTGTTTCTTTTAGAGTACTAATAGCTCCGTTGACCGCATTGAGCGCACCTATAACTGCGGTTACTTCAGCGATCACTACCACTTCACCTTATCAGCCCAGTAAGCTGCTGACATTTTGCCTTTGGCAATGTTTTTACGGTGACGAGCTTTAAATGAAGCTCTCTTTCGCTTCATTGCCTCACTCTCTCCAACTTTGGGCTTACCAGCAGTTTTTGCTCCCTGCTGCCCAAATCGAATTGTTTTAATTTTATCCCCAACTTTTGCCACTACAATATGTGACTTTTTTGCATGACTTGGAGTACGCTTTGGTTTATTAAAACCAGAAACTCCAGCACGCTTTAATCTAGGATCTCTTTTTCGCTTTCTTACTGCCACGCTTTTTTCCTTTGTATCCACTAGCGTAGATAGCTCGAGCCTGTTTCATGGCATCTTTCTTTCTTTTATACGTCTTGCCTGACGTTCCCCATTTATATCCACCTTTAACCTTTCTTACGGGCACGCCTTTGTCTCCTTTTCTTTTTAACAAATGTACTCACATTTGTAGGCTTCCCAGGAGGGTTACCTGCTGCTCGCTTTCGACGAACAGCAGATTTTATTTGAGAGGGAGTCATACGAGCTGCTTTTGCAGCCGGTACACATTTAGGATACTTTTTTGATCCAGATTTGCTGCGACCGCACTTTTCAAAGCCGCCGCCCTTTTTTGGTCGTCCTAGATCAACCCAGTTCTCCTTGAACCATCTTGTTAAACCTCCACGAGGCTTTGCCATAGTTATCTCCCTCAGCCCTTTTTCTTGCCCCTCTTTTTCTTCTTCTTATGAGCAGAATTTTTCATAAGTTTACCGTTTGGCATGTAATGATAGCCTCTCGGTGCTTTACGTCTTTTCTTTGCCATGCTTTTCTTGTATCCTGCCGGTACTTGGATACCAGGCATTAGCGGCCTCTTTGCTTTTTCAGAATTGCTTTCTGAAGAGCTGGAGGGAGCTTCTTTTGCTTAGCTGTTAAACCTTTCTTCTTCTTACCGTTCTTTTTAGGCTTCTTTTTGCCCATAGGCTTTTTCTTTCCGTAGTGTGAAGGCATAGTTTATCCCATGCGGTATTTACCGCCCTTGGCTTTATAAGTTCTCACAAGCCAACCATTTGCATACGCGGAAGGATACACAGCAAACTTCCGCTTTGCTTGAGCTTTTACTCTCGCATAAAGTTTTTTATTTGTGGGTACCGGCTTTTTCTTTTTGGCCGCCGTTCTTTTTCGACGGACAGCCATTTACTCTTCGACCTCTTCTTCTTTCTCAACAGGTGCAGAACTACCACTTACATGTGCTTTTGCTTCTGCTTCTGTATCAAATAGATGACGACCATTCTCGTCTAAAACTTCCCATCCATCTGCTTTTTTCATTACCTGTGCCATATTTACTCCTACCCTAATGGGTTTGCTAGGGCATCTAAGCCCTCCCAGAGATCGTCTATCTCTTTATCAATTTTCTTGAACTTGTCTTCAAGAGTTTTTAAGTACTCATCAAACTTATCAATACGTTGAACAGCTAGTTCTGCTTTTTCAACTTCCGTTTCCATCTCAGTGACAGTCTTTTCTGCTTCTACTACTCTTTCTTGAATAAGTAGGAGCTGTTGCTGCTGCTGCATTATTGTCTGAAGATTAGCCTGTAAAGTTGCGAGATTTCCTTGCAATTTGCTGATATCGTTGTCTTCGAGTTCTTGTTTTATCAGGTGGACCTGCTCCGTCAGAGGGGTCACGTCTGGTATCTCGTATGCCTCCACCGCTTCTAATCTTGAGTAAATAGAACTGGCCGTCCATATAGCCCCAGCAATACTTGAAATAATGCCGAACACTATCGCTATGTGCACTCCCTTGAAGCTTACGCCACCTACCTTTATCTCGGTATCTTCTATAGACATTTTTACTCACATCCTGTTCCGTAGAAGAAACATTCATAGCCTACATAACTTGGGCTGCTTGTATAATAAGTATCATTCGCTCCATCTTGAAGTATTGCAGTGCTTGACTTATACAAATCTAAACTATTCGTACCGTCAAAATATACTGCAGAAGCCCAGTTTGCATTTTCAAAGTCAAGCTTTACCCAGTTATTTGTAGTACTAAACGTTGCTGTAACCTCATCAACAAAACTAGAATCTGCTTGCTCTGCGCTATTATCAAAGAAAGCTACAGAGTCTGCATCATTTGCAACACCGATGTATGCTGCTGCTTCTTGTGCGTAACCTTCTACGTCTTCTAAGGAGTCATTATACTCAGTTACTGTTTCTGCTTGAAGTGTAAGAGCTGCTTCATTTGCTTCTGCAAACTCTGCAACCGCTTGCATTTCTGGGTCACTATTTGTTTGTGCTGCCTCTTCGGCCATTGTAGTCACTTCTAGTATGACTGCTATCTCTGTTGCCGCTTCTGTAAAGGTTTCAATAGCTGTTTC